CTTCCACCGGTTCTGGCGAAACCATTCGCGCATTGACACGAGTCACAGGCGCTGGTGCAGCTACTGGCGGTACTGTCAACGGTGCACACGTTAGCTTGAGCATCAACGGTTCCGGCACTATTTCTGGCGCGGGTAACGCTCTTCGCGCTACTTTGGGTGGTTCTTCTACCAACCCCGGCGGCACAATTGCAGCTATCCAAGCTGATTCTGACTTTGCTTCTGGCGGTACTTGGACAAATGCTTCGTTCATCCGTTTTACAAACAGCGGCACAGGCACTGTTGCAAATTTGTTCAATGTGCCATCAGGCATGGTCACGGCCAACACCCAAGGCGCAGCTACAAACTCGTTGAAGATTGTGGACAGCGCAGGTACTGCGTACTACATCATGTTGACTACGACCAACTCATAATGCAGATCACCAAGGAATTCTTGGAGACTGAGATCCGTGACCTTGAGACTGAAGCACAGAAAGCCCAAACCTTTTTGATTCAATCTCAGGCCACGATCCAAGCGTACAAGATGCTCATAAACAGGTTAGAAGCACCAGAACTGGAGCAGCAAAATGACGATGCAATATGACGTAAAACAAGGACATTTAAACCAAAGCGGTTTTTTTGTGCTTGGACGCAACCGTGTAAAGGGCGTTTCTTTTTATGGCGGTAGCGGGACTTTGGTATTGTTTGATACAACCGTAGCCCCAGTAACTTCAAGCGTAACTTATGGTCGTAGCAGCACAACCGTAACAATTTCAAAAACTGCGCATGGGTTAACAACCGGCACTGTTGTCGGCATTCACTTTGATACTGGTTCTGGCGGCGCTGCTACTGATGGCAATTACAGTATTACTAGAGTAGACGCTGATACATTTACGCTAACCGACATCAATGCTGGGACTATTACAGGTTCTCCAGCAGCGCTTTATGTCAGTGGCGCAAATCGTTGGCTGATGACCTACGAAACGCACTCATCAGACGAGTTCCAAAATGCTCCGCTTATTCCCGGCGAAGGTGTATTGGCAGTAAATGGAGTTTATGCCTACATGGGCGCTATTGACGCAGCGCAGATTTACTATGGCTAAATCCCCAGCATGGACGCGCAAGGAAGGGAAGTCCGAGAAAGGCGGCTTGAACGCCAAAGGTCGGGCTTCTTACAACAAGGCGAACCCGGGGAAGCCCGGGCTGAAAGCTCCGCAACCAGAGGGCGGCAAACGCCGCGACTCCTTCTGCGCCCGTATGGAAGGGATGAAGAAGAAATTGACGAGCGAAAAAACCGCCAAGGATCCAAATTCGAGGATTAACAAAAGCCTACGGGCTTGGAAGTGTTAAATGGACATCAACACAATCTGGTCAGCCGCACTGTCCGCCCTGTTGGGTGGGCTTTGGTTCTTCGTGCGAGAGAAGTTCGAAGAAATCAAGCGGCTTGACATTCTCCTCAACAAAACGCGAGAGGAAAGCCATCGTGATTTCGTTACTAAAGCAGAAGTTCAGCGCATTACTGACCACATTGACCAACGGTTTAACAAGCTTGAAGAAAAAATTGACAGGCTTCTTCAAGCCAAAGGCGGATGATGCCAAGCACGAGTAAGAAGCAGCACAATTTCATGGAAGCGGTGGCCCACAACCCATCGTTTGCCAAGAAGGTAGGAGTCCCACAGTCTGTGGGCAAGGATTTTTCAAACGCCGACAAAGGCAAAACTTTTAAAAGAGGTGGTGATATGGCTAAAGCAAACCCTTTCATGGAAATGATTGCCAAGAAAAAAGACATGGCAAAAGGCAAGAAAGAAATGCCAATGAAGAAAATGGCTTCTGGTGGCATGACATCAATGGGCAAAGTGAAGACCGCTGCTCCCAGCCGTGATGGTGTTGCTGTAAAAGGCAAGACCAAAGGCAAGATGGTCACCATGAAATCTGGCGGCAAAGCCTACTGCTGACATGATGTCCAGCCGTGGTATGGGGGACATCAATCCCTCAAAGATGCCCAAAGGCGTGAAGACTCCACGCCGCGATGACACCGATTTCACCCAATACAAAGAGGGTGGGAAAGTCAACGCGGCGGGGAACTACACCAAGCCAAGCCTGCGCAAGAAGATTGTGTCTCAGGTCAAGGCAGCGGCAACACACGGCACCGGTGCAGGTCAATGGAGCGCAAGAAAAGCACAGCTTGTAGCTAAAAAATATAAAGCTGCTGGCGGGGGCTACCGAGATTGAAAGCACCGCAACAATCCTTGAAAAACTGGGGCGACCAGAAGTGGCGTACCAAGTCAGGGAAGCCTTCCAGCAAAACGGGTGAGCGTTACCTGCCGGAAGCTGCTATCAAGTCTTTGTCGCCAGCCGAATACGCTGCGACAACCAAGGCCAAGCGGGCTGGTAAGGCCAAAGGCAAGCAGTTTGTGGCGCAACCCAAAGGCATTGCAAAGAAAACGGCAGGATTTAGATAATGGCAACAACATCTGGACAAGCAGGCTTCACTTTAGACCTCACCGAACTGGTTGAGGAGGCGTTTGAGCGAGCTGGTTCAGAGTTGCGCACTGGTTATGACCTCAAAACAGCTCGCCGGTCGCTGAATTTACTGTTTGCTGACTGGGCAAATCGCGGTATCAACATGTGGACGTTTGAGCAGGGCACGATCACCCTAACTCAAGGCTTGAACACCTACGCAATCCCCACAGATACTGTTGATTTGCTCGATCACGTCATCCGAACACAGGCAAATGTGGCCGCAACACAGTCGGATTTGACAATCACACGCATCAGCGTCTCGACCTACGCCACCATCCCCAACAAAATCACGCAAGCCAGACCAATTCAGGTCTGGTATCAGCGTCTGGACGGCCAAATCATGCCCACCACGGCAGTTTTGGCGACAAATATCAACGCCACAGACAACACAATCGTCCTGTCCAACGTGGTTGGGCTGCCCGCCATCGGGTACATCAACCTCGACAGCGAAACCATCTTCTACAACTACATTGACGGCAACACTTTGGGCGATTGTTTCCGTGGCCAGAACGGCACGACTGCCGCTTCCCACACTGCCAGTGCAAATGCCAAGATTTACATCAACAACGTGCCTCGCGTGACCATGTGGCCAACGCCTGATGGCTCCCAGACATACCAATTCGTGTATTGGCGCATGCGCCGGGTGCAGGATGCAGGCAGCGGTGTGAATGTCATGGACGTACCCTTCCGTTTTGTCCCCTGTATGGTGGCTGGACTGGCTTACTACATTGCTTTGAAGGTGCCCGGTGGCATGGAACGCTTGGTTGTTTTGAAGCAGCAGTACGACGAAGCATGGATGACAGCGGCTGATGAAGATCAGGAACGCGCCGCCCTGCGCCTTGTGCCTAGACAGATGTTTATTGGTGGCGGCTGATGGGAAACAGGTTTTCCTCTGGCAAAAACTCGATTGCCGAGTGCGACCGGTGTGGATTTCGGTTCAAGCTGACGGTGCTGAAAAAGCTCGTCGTCAAGACCAAGACGTATGACCTGAAGGTGTGCCCCCAGTGTTGGGAGCCTGACCAGCCGCAGTTGCAGTTGGGCATGTATCCGGTGGATGATCCCCAAGGTGTGCGCGATCCGCGTCCCGACCTGAGCTACCAAGTTTCTGGCCGCACAGGTTTGCAAGTTGTCCTGACCAACAACCCAAGTGTTGATGCGCAGGGCGTGGTTGGTGGTGGTAGTCGGATATTTCAGTGGGGTTGGGCACCGGTCGGAGGCTCTCGGGCAAATGATGCAGGTTTGACCCCAAATGACTTGGTTTCCGCAGTGGAAATCGGTATAGTTACAGTGGCAACGACATAAGGAGTCGATCATGGACAAGAAAGATTTAGCGCAAGACAAAAAGATGATTAAATCTGCTGTGGGCAAGCATGAAAAAAACATGCACCCCGGCAAAAAACCCACCAAGCTTAAGGCTGGCGGTAAGACCAACAGTGACATGCTGAAGTATGGCCGCAACATGGCCAAGGTGATGAACCAGCGTTCGTCTGGTCGCGGAGGCTAAGATGGCTGAATACAACCAACCCAAAACAATCCCTACCGTTGACGTGTACAACCAGCCCAACAAGGAATATCTGCGCGAAGCAAATGTTTCTGTGGCCAATGTGCGTAGCAACGACTACCCTCCCATGAAAACCACCGGTATTGTGGTGCGCGGCGGTAAAGCGCAGACCAAAGGCAAAATGGCTAGGGGCCCAATGGCATGACCTACGCCCAGTTGATCGCTGCAATTCAAAGCTATGTAGAGAATACGTTTCCAGCAACGTATCTTGCGGATGGAAGTACTGTGTCCTCAACGACCCAGTTAAACACCTTCATCACACAGGCTGAGCAGCGCATTTTCAACACGGTTCAGTTCCCATCCCTGCGTAGAAACGTGACGGGGTTTACAACTACAAGCAATAAGTACTTAGCGTGTCCTGCTGACTTCTTGGCCGCTTATTCAATGGCGGTCATTGACGCTTCTGGCAACTACGAGTACTTGTTGAACAAAGATGTTAATTTCATCCGTCAAGCGTACCCCCAGCCAACGGACATAGCAACGCCTAAGTACTACGCACTGTTTGGCCCGTCGTACACAAACAGCGATGAGCTGTCTTTTATCCTTGGGCCTACTCCGGACGCTGTTTATAGTGTCGAGCTGCATTACTTCTTCTACCCAGACTCAATCACTATTGCCCCCGATGGCCGCACTTGGTTGGGCGACAACTTTGATTCCGTGCTGTTGTATGGCTCCTTGGTTGAAGCTTACACGTTCATGAAGGGCGAGGCAGACATCATTGCTGGGTATGACATGAAGTACAAAGAAGCACTTGCATTGGCTCAACGTCTGGGTGATGGTCTGGAGCGTAGCGATGCATACCGAAGTGGCCAGTTCAGAGTTCCGCCTCTGGCCCAGAATAACGGGGTGCGATAAATGGCATTCACAGGAAATTACACCTGTAACGTGTTTCGAACTGGCCTGCTGGACGGCGGGTATGATTTCGGCACAGGCACAACGGACGTCTTTAAAATTGCACTCTATACCAATGCAGCCACGCTTGATGCGTCTACCACAGCTTATACGTCTACGGGCGAAGTTGTGGCTGCTGGGTATACGGCAGGCGGCGAGATTTTGGTAATCAATCAAGTCCCCACTACAGGCAATCCCCCCAACACAACCGCATACTTGTCCTTTGCCAATGCCTCATGGACTGGCGCGTTCACAGCTCGTGGCGCACTGATCTACAAAGCCAACGGCACAACCAACCCCGCAGTCTGCGTGTTGGACTTTGGTGCAGACAAGACTTCAACCAACACGTTTGTGGTGCAGTTCCCTGCGGCCACTGATACCACAGCAATCATCCGTATCGCATAAGGAGCGACCATGTTCAACGATAAAGTTAAATTACAAGACGTAGCTACAAGCAGCTTGATCGCTGGTGGCTCTGCCGCTGATAGCGCAAGCGCAAAAGGCGTTTACAAAATCCAGTGCCATGACGCACAAGGCAACCTGAAGTGGGAAGCTGATGCCCCCAATCTGGTGGTCAACGGCGGTTTGCAAGACATGAACGCCAAGTACTTCACAGGCAGTGCATATACAGCAGCTTGGTATTTGGGCTTGTACGGCTCCGGTGCAACAAACACCCCTGCGGCTGGCGACACTATGTCTTCACATGCTGGTTGGACTGAAGTTACTGACTACAGCCAAGCAACCCGCCCTGCTTGCACATTCGGTACACCAACCACTGCCAATCCATCTGTGGCTACCAACTCAGCCTCACCTGCCACGTTTAGCATCAACGGAACGACTGTTGTGGGTGGAGCGTTCTTGACCAGCGATAACACCAAAAGCGGTACAACAGGCACGTTGTATTCAGCAGCAGACTTTAGCGCCCCCGGTGATCGCTCAGTTGTTTCTGGCGATACATTGTCCGTAACTTACACACTCAGCTTGGCGGGTTAATCATGGCAACAACATTCAAAAAAGGCGACGCTGTCAAAGTTGTCGCAGTCATCCCCCAAGGCCCGGTGCTTGCTTTGCGCATGAGTGAGGAGGGCGTGGTGTCATACCTGATCGAGTGGTCGGATGTTGATGGCAATACTCAACAGCGTTGGTTTGAAGAGTCTCAACTGACAGGAGCATGATCTATGGCACTCGTCCTCGCAGACAGAGTCCGTGAGACCACCACAACTACAGGCACAGGCTCTGTAACGCTTGGCGGTGCGTACACGGGCTTTCAAACATTTCTCGATGGCATTGGTAACGCCAATGACACCTACTACACCATAGCCAACGTCGTTACAGGCGAGTGGGAAGTCGGGATTGGCGCTTACACATCTTCCGGCAATACGTTATCCCGTGACACTGTGCTGTCTTCCAGCAACGCGGGTTCGTTGGTCAGTTTTACCGCTGGTTCAAAAGATGTGTTTGTTACTCAACCTGCTGAGCGGGCTGTGTATGTTGACACAAACGGCACAACCACCACTTTAAACATCCTGACTGCCACGGGCGATTCTTCCTTCAACTCAACTGGCGCGTTAAAGATTTCAGCCGGTACAACAGGTGAGCGTCCAACTGGCGCGGTGGGCAAGATTCGTTGGAATAGCACCCTGTCTCAGTACGAGGGGTATGACGGCGCGAACTGGACGCTGCTTGGCGGCGCAGTTATTTCCAATGACACAAGCACAGCAAGTAATTTATATCCAACATTCTCAAGTGTCACAAGCGGCAACGCTTCAACTCTGTTCACATCCAACGCCAAGCTGTTGTACAAGCCAAGCACTGGTGAATTTCAAATGTCAGCACCTGTTGCGAGTAACGGCATTGTGGTGAACAGCCAAACAGTATCTGCAAGCTATACGATTGCGGCGGGTTTTTCAGCTATGTCGGCAGGCCCCGTAACGGTGGCAAGTGGTCAGGCGGTGACCGTCTCGGGCGGCTCCCGCTGGGTAATCAGTTGATTTATAAGGATTTGACATGAGCTTAGTATTACTTGGATCAACAAGCGGAAGCGTCACGCTACAGGAACCAGCGATTGCTGGGAGTACCGTTATTGACCTTCCTGCCACATCAGGCACGATGGCGGTGAGCGGCGGGACAATCACAACCCTCACAACTACAAGCGGTATCAGCGTACAAGGACTCACCGTAGGCCGTGGTGCAGGTGCTGTGTCTACCAACACTGCGGTGGGTGCTAGTGCTTTGGCGGCAAATACAAGCGGTGCAAGACTTACTGCGGTAGGTTCTAATGCTATGGCGGCAGTAACAAGTGCGACAGATAGTGTTGCGTTTGGAACAAATGCTTTAGCTATAAATACAACAGGTTCATATAACTCTGCGTTTGGTAGAGAAGCACTAGGTCAAAACACAACAGGCGAATTTAATACAGCAATTGGGGAATATGTTTTAGGAAATTCAACAACAGCTTCTGACAATACTGGTGTTGGGTATCGTGCTTTGCAAACCAACACCACTGGCGCAAGCAATGTAGCTGTAGGTCGCCAAGCACTTCAAGCCAACAACGCCTCAAACAATACTGCTGTAGGTTATGTATCTTCTTATTCAAATACAACTGGCATAAACTTAGTATCTGTTGGTCGTTATTCTTTATACGGGAACACAACTGGTGGTAACAACACAGCTATTGGTCATGGGGCATTGGAAGCAAACACCACAGCCTCTAACAACACTGCTGTGGGTTATCAGGCGGGGTATGCACAAACAACGGCAGACGGAAACGCTTTGTTTGGCTATCAAGCTGGTAATGCCTTAACCACTGGAAACTTAAACTCATTCTTTGGTGCGGCGGCTGGCGGTGCAATAACCACTGGCACTAAAAACACCATCATTGGTCGCTACAACGGCAACCAAGGCGGCTTAGACATTCGCACATTAAGCAACCGCATCGTGCTGTCTGATGGGGACGGGAATCCGAAAGCAGTTTGTCTTGATACTGGAGGCTGGACATTTAGCAATGGTGGAGCTTCTGATGTTGTAGCAGCAAGGTCAGGAAATGGCGCAAACTCCACCAACTCTCTTTATGTTGGATATTATTCGGCAACAGGCCCGACTAACGGAACTCTTTCGTTTAATGTCACCACCAATGGCAATGTGACCAACACCAACAACAGTTATGGCTCACTTTCTGATATTAAATTAAAAGAAAATATTGTTGATGCAACACCAAAACTTGCTGATTTAATGCAAGTAAAAGTCCGTAGTTACAACCTCAAAGGTGTACACGAACAACACAAACAAATTGGTGTGATTGCTCAAGAACTAGAAGCTGTGTTTCCTGCAATGGTTGATGAAACACCCGATAGAAACGCAGAAGGCAACGACCTTGGCACAACAACTAAATCTGTCAAGTACAGTGTTTTTGTCCCAATGCTAATCAAAGCCATCCAAGAACTCAAAGCAGAGTTTGACGCATACAAGGAAGCACACCCATGAACGACATCACACCAGAACAAATCGCCAAGCACTACTCTGCCGCAATGGATTCGGTCAACCTGATTAACGCAGGACAGCCCGAAGACATGGACGATTCTGATTGGGCTGACTGCTTGGCTCGTAACAAAGAGCATCTGCGTATCATGATTGCCAAGGATTTCTGGACAACAGAAGATTTAACCCCGCTTCAACAAGCGGCAGGAGAATAAACAATGGCAGTCACGCTCAACGCAAATTCGTCAACGGGCTTTATCGCCACCTCTGACACATCGTCAATCCTCCAACTCCAAACTGGCGGGACTACGGCAGTCACTGTGGACGCTTCACAGAATGTCACGCTGGCGGGGACATTAACTGCTACAGGTGTGACTACGGTTCCAGCGGGCACGGCGGCTGCCCCAGCCATCACCACTACTGGCGACACCAATACAGGCATCTTCTTCCCTGCTGCGGATACGATTGCTTTTGCTGAAGGTGGAACTGAGGCCATGCGTATCGACTCCAGCGGTAACGTGGGGATTGGTACTACAAGTCCTGCAAACAAATTAGATGTTGTTGCTTCTGGTGATGTTGCTAAATTTGGAAACACAAAGAAACTTTTTGTTTCTACTGACAGTGCTGGTTTTGGTTTGTTTTCTGCCGCTAGCCAAGCAAATACTGGCATTTACGCAAGTGATACAAGCAATTTTATGTATTTTGCTACATCTTCAACAGAACGAGCCCGCATCGACTCCAGCGGAGGTTTTACAATACAAGGAACTACGGCATCAGGTGCTTTTCTGTGGGTTAAATCAGGAGCTTACTTAGGTGCAAGTGGTTCATCAAGTGCTTTTGTTAGTCAATCATCAACTGGTGGTGGAACAACTACGTATTACATTGGCAATGCATCAATTACAACGGTATCCGATGTTCGTCTAAAAGAAAACATTGTTGACACACAGCGTAATGCAACAGAAATTGTAAGCCAGCTTCGTGTTGTAGACCACACATGGAATGACCCAAGCGACCAATGTGAAAACAACCGCAACAGCCGTGGCACATGGATGGGCTTAATTGCCCAAGAAGCACAGCCTGTTATTCCTTGGTTAGTAAATAAACCAACAGCAGATGTAGATGAAAACGGTGATCCACAATATTGGCACATGGACTATGGCTATGCTGTTCCATTGCTCATAAAAGCCATCCAAGAACAGCAAGCCCTCATCACCCAATTACAGGCAGACGTAGCCGCCCTTAAAGGAACCACACCATGACTTTAATTCTCTCTGGCACAGACGGCCTCTCTGATGTAGACGGTTCTGCCGCAACCCCTGCTATCAGGGGAACGGACGTTAACACAGGCATCTTCTTTGGTGCAGACATTATTGGGTTTGCTGAGGGCGGTGCTGAGGTCGCTAGATTTAACGCAGATGCCCAGTTTGTAGCGGCGGCTGGCACGGCAGCTTTACCTGTTATTACGACGACTGGAGATGTGAACACAGGCATCTTCTTTCCTGCTGCTGACACTATTGCCTTTGCTGAAGGCGGTGTGGAGTCGATGAGGATTGATGCAAGCCAGAACGTGATTATTGGTGCAAGTGCAACTGACTCTGGGGCAAAAACAAGAGTTGTTTTTGGAGCCTTACAAAACGGCTTGCAAATCAAAGACTCAAACAACACCAGTAACGCTTCGTTCCTCATCTTTCAAAACGGTTCAAACTCAAACTTTGCAACCATCTCAAGAGATGGTACGAACAACTCTTTGAGTATTGGTACTGTGTCGGCAATTACCTTCCCTGCAACTCAGGTTGCATCAGCAGGCGCAAACACTTTGGATGATTATGAAGAGGGGACTTGGACTCCTACTGTTAATAGCGTAAATTTGGGTGCTGTTGGAAGATACACAAAGGTTGGTCGCTTGGTGAGCATTTCTTTTTCAAACCAATCTGGCATTACTGGAATCGCTGTTAATGCCACCATGACCTGTAGCGGTATTCCTTTTAATGTCGTTGGTGGCCTATGGGATAACACCGCCGCCGCCTTGGTGGTTTGGAACAATGAGTCAACTGGCTATCCAGATGAACTTGCTTGTGGACGATTAGCAAACAGCAGTTTAGTAAGCATGACAAATAAAGGTTCCGAAACAACCACAACATCAGACCCTTGGGGTTTGTCTGTTGTTTATTTCACATCTTAACCAAAGTTCATTAGCCTGATTGGATTGGTCAGGCTGGACACAACGACAACTTTAAGGAGAAACCCAAATGGCAATCACAAAAGAAAAAGTAATCGACCAAATCACCGTGACTGAGAACGGCATCGTGCTGTACCGTGAAGCCACCCGCATCATGGAAGACGGAAATGAACTCAGTAAGACTTATCATCGCTCAAGCCTTTTGCCGGGTCAAGTCCTGACAGGTATTCCTGCCAACGTAGCGGCTATCTGCAACGTGGCGTGGACTGCT